GGGCGCTCCGGGATTTGACCGGGCAGGTGCTCAAGGCGGCGGCTGCCCGGGGCGGCGAGCAGTGGGATGTGATCGAGTTCCCGGCTATTCTGCCGTCGGGCAAGCCGCTGTGGCCAGAGTTTTGGGCAATGGAGGAGCTGACGGCGCTTAAAGAGGAGTTGCCCAACGCCAAGTGGCAGGCGCAGTACCAGCAGAACCCCATCGGCAATGAGTCGGCGATTATCAAGCGGGATTGGTGGAAGTGGTGGGAGAAGGACGAGCCGCCGAAATGTGACTTTATACTGCAGTCGTGGGACACGGCGTTTGAGAAGACACAGCGGGCTGACTATTCAGCGGGCACGACGTGGGGGATTTTCGCGTGTGAGATGGACAACTTCGCGCCGAATATCATATTGCTCAATACGTACAAGAAGCGGGTGGAGTTTCCGGAGTTGAAGCGGGACGTGCTCAGGGAGTACAAGGAGTATGAGCCTGATGCGTTGATTGTGGAGAAGAAGGCGTCGGGGGCGCCGCTTATCTATGACCTGCGGGCGATGGGGATTCCGGTGCAAGAGTACACGCCGGGCAAGGGGCAGGACAAAATCGCCCGCTTGAACTCGGTCTCGGACATAATCGCCAGTGGCAAGGTGTGGATTCCACGAACTCGGTGGGCGGAAGAGCTGGTGGATGAGGTGGCTGCGTTCCCGTCGGGCGAGCATGATGACTTGGTTGACGCTACGACGCTCGCGCTCATGCGGTTCAGGGCTGGTGGGTTTCTCCGGCTTCCGACCGATGAGCCCGAAGAGGTCAAGTGGTTTAAGGGCCATCGCAAAGAGAGGTACTACACAGTATGACTACACAGCAATTTACGGGTAAGAACCAGCTGATCGACCGGCTCGCCGCGCAGGTGGGTAACCGGGAGATGGCTATTCAAATCTTGCGGGACCGTGGCCACCTTAAAGCTGATGGCAAGACATTCACGGAAGCAGGCGCCAAGCGCAACGCGATGTCAGCCGAGGAGCGGGCCAAGGATCGGGCCTCTAAACGAACAGATAAGCCGGTCTCCGCGTTTAAGTATGACGTGAAGACTAACCGGGCAACATTTAAAAGGTAGGACATATCATGGCGATCGACAAAAGTTTATACACAGCCCCCCAAGGTATGCCCATGGAGGAAATGGGTGCACCCATAGAGATAGAGATCGAGGACCCTGAGTCTGTCAGTATCAGTATGGGGGAGTTGTCTGTTGTGTTGTCCCCCGATGGGGAGGACACCGCCGACACGTTCGCGGCGAACTTGGCGGAATTCATGGATGAGCGTGATTTGAGTAGCTTGGGGACAGACCTGATCGACGAGTTTGATAAAGACAACATGGATCGCAAGGACTGGATCAGGACCTATGTTGAGGGCTTGAAGTTGCTTGGTTTGAAGTATGAGGAGCGCACAGATCCGTGGAGTGGTGCTTGTGGTGTGTTCCACCCCATGTTGACCGAAAGCGTTGTGCGGTTCCAGAGCGAGGGGATCATGGAGACCTTCCCCGCAGCGGGGCCTGTGAAGACGCAGATTCTTGGCAAAGACACCCCCAAGAAGGAAGAGGCAGCCACACGTGTTCGTGAGGATATGAACTACCAGCTCACCGAGGTGATGGTGGAGTACCGCCCTGAACATGAGAAGTTGTTGTGGTCACTGCCTATAGCGGGCAGCGCGTTCAAGAAAGTCTATTACGACCCGGCCAAGGGACGCCAAGTCGCGGTGTTTATCCCCGCCGAGGACATCGTGGTGCCGTACGGGGCGAGTAATTTGGAGTCTGCCGAGCGCGTTACGCACGTGATGCGCAAGACCCAGAACGAGGTGCTCAAGCTACAAGAAGCCGGGTTTTATGCAGATATAGACCTCGGGGAGCCGAGCATGGAGCTCGATGACATCGAGAAGCAGAAGGCTGAAGAGATGGGTATGTCGGCGATACAGGACGACCGGTTCCGTATTCTCGAGATGCACGTGGATATAGACTTGGCGGGCTTCGAGCACAAGAACAAGAAGGGTGTGAAGACGGGCATTGCGTTGCCCTACGTCGTCACGTTGGAGAAGGGCTCCCGCAAAGTGCTGGCGATCCGGCGCAATTGGTATGAAGAGGACGAGCTGAATACCAAGCGGCAACATTTTGTCCACTACCAGTACATCCCCGGGTTCGGCTTTTACGGGTATGGGTTGATCCACCTCATCGGTGGGTACGCGAAGAGTGCGACCATGATTATTCGGCAGCTGGTGGACGCGGGTACGTTGTCTAACTTGCCGGGCGGCCTCAAGTCGCGGGGTCTGCGGATCAAGGGCGACGACACGCCGATCCAGCCGGGCGAGTTCCGAGACGTAGATGTGCCTTCAGGAAGCATCCGCGACAATATACTACCACTCCCGTACAAGGAGCCGAGCCAAGTTTTGTTCGCTCTGTTCCAGAACATTGTGCAGGAAGGCAAGCAGTTCGCATCAGCGGGCGACATGAGTGTCAGCGACATGAGTGCACAAGCCCCCGTGGGCACGACACTGGCCATTCTCGAGCGGATGTTGAAGGTGATGGGGGCAGTACAGGCGCGGATGCACTACTCGATGCGGCAAGAGTTCAAGTTGCTCAAGGTAATCATCGCGGACTACACCCCCGAAGAGTACGACTACGAGCCAGAAGAAGGCGGGCGCAAAGCCAAGAAGAGCGACTATGACATGGTGGAGGTCATCCCGGTCAGTGACCCCAACGCCGCGACGATGGCGCAGAAGATCGTGCAGTACCAAGCCGCACTGCAGTTAGCGCAGACTGCCCCGCAGCTGTACGACCTCCCGCTATTACACCGCCAGATGATCGAGGTGTTGGGCATCAAAAACGCCGCGAAGCTGGTGCCGATCGAAGAGGACCAAACACCGGTAGACCCGGTGCAGGAGAACCAGAACCTGCTCACCAGTAAACCAGTCAAGGCGTTTATCCAACAGGACCATCAGGCGCACATCTCCGTGCACATGTCTGCGTCGCAGAACCCCAAGATTCTGGCGCTCATGCAGAACAACCCACAGGCCCCGGCGATTATGGCGGCCCTGATGGCGCACGTTAACGAGCACATTGGGTACGAGTACCGTAAGCAGATCGAACAGCAGCTGGGCCTGATACTGCCTACGGAAGAAGAAACCAAGAATATGGCCCCGGATGTTGCGGCCCACGTCGCACAGTTGGCCTCACAAGCGTCGCAGCGCTTACTGCAGCAGAGCCAAGCACAGGCCGCGCAGCAGCAGGCGCAGAAGAACCAGCAAGACCCAATGATCCAGATGCAGTTGGAAGAATTGGAGATTAAGAAAGAGGAGTTGCAGCTCAAGAAAGAGAAGCAGTTGGCTGATGCTGCGGCAAAAGCCGACCAGATTCGGGTTGAAGAAGCCCGCATTGACGCCCAGATCGAGATCGCGGCGCTGCAAGTCGGGGCTACGGCGGCTGCGGCCAAAGACCGGGCGGGGAAACAGCAAGAAGCCGACGGTGCGCGGATCGGGGCGGATATGGCCAAGCACAGAGCGCAAATGGCCAGCCAAGCTAGGCAGCAGGACTTGCAGGCCCGGCAAAATCAGAACCGGAAGGGGAAATAAATGGACCCAAATCGAGTATTGAATCACGTCCTCACGGAGATTAACAAGCTCCGTGATGACCAAATATCCCACCTAGCCACGGGTGGTGCTCAAAGTTTCGATGGCTATCGCCATGTCTGCGGGATTATCCGGGGTCTAACCCATGCAGAACAACTTGTTAACGACCTCGTGCAAAGGATGGATACCACAGATGACTGAATTTGATATTTCCGCTGTAGACCTTTCTCTCGTCCCGGTTAAAAGTCCCGAAGAGAAAGCCAAGCAGCTGCCTGACCCTAAGACGTTCCGCGTCTTATGCGTAGTCCCGGAAGCTATGGAAGAGTATGCAGATAGTGAAGTTGGGTTAATCAAATCCAGCCAATCAATCCGCCACGAAGAAGTACTGACCCCAGTATTATTTGTGATAAAACTCGGACCGGACGCCTACACGGACAAAACCCGCTTCCCCAATGGGCCGTCATGTAAAGAGGGTGATTTTGTGATTGTTCGACCTAATTCAGGCACGCGCTTGAAGATTCATGGCCGGGAGTTCCGCATCATCAACGATGACTCGGTTGAGGCAGTTGTGCAAGACCCGCGTGGCGTAAGCCGCGCTGCGTAAGGAGTAAATATGGCTGAATTTAAAGATGACTTCAAGTTCCCTGATGAAGTGGAAGCTAAGGGTAAACCCGTAGAAGCGGAAGAAAAGTTCGAGATCGAGATCGAGGACGATACCCCCAAAGAGGACCGTGGCCGCAAAGCCGCGCCTCCCCCGGAGGAAGTAACTGACGACGAGCTGGCTACGTACGACGAGAAAGTACAGGCCCGGATCAAGAAGTTCACCCGTGGGTATCACGACGAACGCCGGGCCAAAGAGGAGGCAATCCGGGAGCGGGGCGCCGCTGAAACGTACGCCAAGCAGATAATCGGTGAGAACCGTAAGTTGCAAGAGCAAGTTGCCCTTGGGTCCAGAGCGTATATTGAGCAGTCTAAGAGTTCCGCCGAGGTGGAAGTCGAAAACGCCAAGAGACGCTTCAAAGAGGCCCGCGACTCTGGCGATGATGATGCGCAGGCCGACGCACAGGTAGATATCGCCAAGGCGACTTTGAACTTGGACAAGGCCCAAAACATGAGGCCTTTACAAGTTGAGGAAAAAGATGTACAAATACCACAACGTAGCGCCGCCCCTGTTGTTAACGTAACCGAACGCGATGAGCGTTGGAGAAGTAGTAACAAGTGGTTTGGCCCTGATCCCGAAATGACAGCTTCCGCCCTCGGGTTGCATCAGAAGCTAGCTAGGGATGAGGGACTTGACTTTATAGGAACTGATAGTTACTATAAAAAAATTGACGCTACAATGCGCAGACGATTTCCTGAACAGTTTGAAGATGTTCAGAGCGAGGAACCGGATGGGGATGATACCTCCTACCGTGCAACAAAACCCGCTAATGTTGTGGCCCCGGCCTCACGTAGCACACCGCCTAACCGCATTAAGTTGAAGGCATCCGAAGTAGCGATCGCTCGCCGTCTTGGGGTACCGCTTGAACTTTATGCTAAACAGGTTGCAATACTAAAGAGGAGTGAATAATGGCACCGGAAACACTTGAGAAATCTCAGAACCGATCGACCCGCGAACTTGATTCTAGGAACACGTTTTCACGTCCTACGACGTGGCAACTTCCAGAAACTCTTCCGGCCCCTGATGACCGTCCCGGTTGGGAACACCGGTACATACGCATCAGTATATTGGGGACATCCGATGCAACGAATATCTCTTCTAAGTTACGTGAAGGATACGAACCCTGTAAAGGGGAAGATTATCCGGAGCTTGTTATGCACGCTAATACCGAAGGTCGCTTTAAAGGCAACATTGAGGTAGGAGGCCTGTTGTTATGCCGTATTCCAGCTGAGTTCGTAGTACAGCGCAATGCACACTATGCGCGGGTTACTAGAGCCCAAACAGAGGCGGTCGACAACAATTTAATGCGTCAGAGTGACCCGAGAATGCCGCTATTTAATGAGCGAAAATCCTCGACTAGCTTTGGCAAAGGTTCTTAAAAATTTAAGGAGAAATCCATGTCCTCAGTCGCTTCCCCCTACGGCCTAAAAGCCGTTAACTTGATCGGAGGTTTGCCTTATGCGGGCAGCACTCGCGAACTCAAGCTCGACCCCGCTGGCTACGGCACCAACATCTACGCAGGTAGCATGGTGTACGTTAAGGCTTCGGGATACGTGGAAATCGCTACCGCTACCGGTGCTGACGCTACTACCAACGGCATGCCCGTAGGTACGGCTAACACAGGTATTGTTGGTGTTTGCACTGG